GTAAAACCAGTTTATGGTGCTTCAATTCCTATAGAAAAAAAGGAAGAAGCATTCAAATGGCTTCGTGATAACGGCCTGGGTGATCTTATTAAAAATGAGGTTACTGTTTCCTTTGGTCGTAACGAAGATAACAAGGCAGCAGAGTATGCTGTCCTTGCACAAGGTCAAGGATATCAACCAACCCAGAAACTAAAGGTTGAACCTATGACACTTAAAGCACTGGTCAGAGAGCGTATCGAATCTGGGAAAGATATGCCCTCTGATCTATTTAACGTGTTCGCAGGAAACAGAACCAAAATAACAAGAAAATAATAAATATGGAAAATGTAAAAAGTACCAAGAACCAAGAAACAGCTTCTGAATTAGTTACTAAAGCTAATGCAGGGGCACTAGCAACCATCTCGTTTGCAGATGATGCTGCTAAAGGAATCGGTAATCTAAGTCATGAAGATCTAGCTTTACCGTTTTTAAAAATACTAGGACAATTATCTCCAGAAGTTAATAAGAGAGATGGTAAATATGTTCAAGGCGCAGAGCCAGGAATGATTTACAATTCTGTAACAGGAGAATTGTTCGATGGTGAAAAAGGAATTGATGTCTTACCTTGTCATTATAAATTGGAATATATTGAATGGCAAGATAGAGGAGAAGGATCTGGAGCACCAGTTGCTATCCACTCATCTTCTAGTGATATCATGACTAAAACATCAAGAGACGGCTCTTATAAAGATAGATTACCTAATGGTAATTATATTGAAAAAACAGCTAGTCACTTTGTTTTATGTTTAGGTAATAATCCATCTACTGCTTTGATTGCCATGAAATCAACACAATTAAAGATTAGTAGAAAATGGAATAGTATGATGGCAAGTATTAAAATGAAAGATGGAAGTGGTAAATTATTTACTCCAGCGTCTTTTAGCCACATATATAAATTAAAAACAGTTCAACAATCCAATGACAAAGGTACTTGGTTTGGTTGGGAAGTGAATAAAGTTGGTGTAGTGCAAGATGCATCTGTATATCAACAAGCTAAATCTTTCTCTGAAAGCGTTTCTAAAGGAGACGTTCAAGTGAAACATGGTGAAGCAAATGGTTCTAAAGAAAAAGAAGCACACTTCTAATCAAGGTACCGAAAACACGAGCGATGAAAGTCGCTCGTGTATAAATAAGGAAACGAGGAATGATGGAACAAAAGTTTATACAGATATTTACAGGGTTAAAAAGGGATTATGGGGTCGCGTATCTAAACTCTCCGAACACTAAAAGAGATCCGGATACAGGTAAATTAAAACCAGAATATGGATGGGCTAAGAAAGCCTTACGTGATCAAGATTATCTAGATCATTTATTAGGAATTAAATCTATTGGAATACAAGCATGTGATGATGATGCTTTATGTAGATTTGGTGCTATTGATATAGATGAAAAAAATGAAAAAGGAAAATCATATGATAATTTTAATCATAAAAAATATCTAGATATCATTACTAAATATAATCTGCCTTTAATACCAACTTTATCTAAAAGTGGAGGAATGCATCTATGGATATTTTTAAAGGAGCCAGCAAAAGCAATATTTGTTAGAAAATTTTTAGAGGGATTATTATGCACATTAGATCTTCCCGTAGGAACAGAAATATTTCCAGCGCAAACTGAATTAGGTAAAGATCCGGATGGAAGTTTATCTGTAGGACAATTTATTAATTTACCCTATGTTGGTAAAAAAGATAGAGTTGCATTAAATCCACATGATGGAACTCATTTTACTTTTGAGCAATTTATACAAGTTGTAGAAGCTAACATTCATACTGCTGATGAATTAGAAACAATATTAATGAATCATACAAATGAAGTTCTACAAGGCGGTGGAGAAGAGTTCATAGATGGTCCTCCATGTCTTCAAGCCATGACAAGAGAATTATTAACCGATGAAAGAGATAGATTTCTTTATAACTATCATATTTTCGCTAAGAAAAAATATCCGGACAAATGGGAGAAGATGACTATTCAAGCTGCTCAAGATTATTTTGCAAAAGATGCAGATGGTTTTAATGAATGGACAGATACTAAGGTAAAACAAAAAATTAAATCATGGAGAAAAGATTCTAAAAAAGGTTATACTTGTACTAAAGATCCAATTGTGCGTTTTTGTAGAAAACCAGAATGTTATAAAAGACCTTTTGGTAAAGCATCGGATGCTAAGAATTTTTGGCCAGAGTCCTCTGGATTACAGCAAGTAAATTTTGTACCGGAACCTGAATATAGGTTTAATGTTCAATTGAATAGCGGTAAGAAAATACAAGTCAAAGTTCCTAATTCTAAAATATTTTATGTACAAAAAGATTTAGCAGCTATTATTACTAAGTATACAGGGGTGTTTTTACCTCCTATGTCTCCTAATGACTATAATGATTATGTAGAAAAAATATTTCCACCTAAAGAAATTATTGAACCACCTAAAGGAACTACTCCGGAGGAAGCTTTAGAAGAAGCTTTAATAGAGTATGCTAATGGACCACAAGCTAAAACGTATGCTGCATTTAAAACAGGAGCTGTTTTAATAGAGGGAGAATATGTATTTTTTAAACAGAATGAGTTTTATGATTTTTTAAAAAATAAAGAATGGAAAGAAAAAAAGGATAGAACATTTGAAATATTAAAAAATAAATTTGATATTGAATTTGGTGTTCAAAAAAGATTTCCTAAAAAAACTACAGATACTAAATCGTATGATCCTATACCTGTTATGCAAATTAAAATTGATGTTAAAGATAGAGAAGATTCAGTTATTGAAGTTATACCTTTACGAAAAGAAGGAGATATATTTTAATGATAAAGAAAGTATTGGGTCCTCCAGGCACGGGTAAAACTTACACTCTATTAAAATATGTAAGTGACTATATCAATCAAGGTACTCCTGTTCATAGAATAGGTTATTTTGCTTTTACTAAAGTCGCAGCAAAAGAAGCTGCAGATAGAATGATAGAATTGTTCCCTGATAAAAATAAAAAAGAATTAAAATATTTTCAAACTTTACATTCTTTGGCATTTCATACTTTAGGTATGAGTGAAGATAATGTAATGCAAGATGTTCATTATAATCAAATAGGAGAAAAATTATCTATTCGTGTTAGTGGAACTTCTAAAGAAACTTGTTATTTAGATTCAGATAATGAATATTTTCAATTAATTAATAAAGCAAGTATTAAAGATATTTCTATTGAAGAAGAATTTGACACCAATGAATATAGTAGAAAAATTGATTTTGAAATTTTAAATACAATTTATAATAATTATATTAATTTTAAAAAGGCAAATAATCTAAAGGATTATACGGACATGATCAAGGGATTTATTGATCAACATGAAAAATGTCCACAATTTGATGTTATTTTTATAGACGAAGCACAGGATTTATCTCCCATTCAGTGGAAAATGTATGATGTGTTAAAAACAAAAACAAAGGATATTTATTTAGCAGGGGATGATGACCAGGCAATATTTGCTTGGGCCGGAGCGGATGTAAAAAGATTTATTGAAGAAGATGCGGAGCATGAACTATTACAACAATCTAGACGTATCCCTTTAGCTGTTTTAGAACAGGCTAAGATTATTCAATCTAGAATATTGGGTCCAAGAATAGAAAAAACATATCATCCTAGAGTAGATGAGCAAGGTATTATTGTGGAGGGTAAGGTAGAAAAGATATATACCTTAGATAGTTTAGACTTTCATCAAGGACAATGGTTAATATTAACGAGAGCTAAATATAGATCTGATGAAATAGGAAAGTATTTAAAAGAAAAAAATTTTTATTTTAAGACAAGACATGGAAAGAGTTATAATCAAAAACTATACAAGGCAGCTCTGCACTGGACTCGTTTAATGGATAATGGATCTATTTTAATTAATGAATGTAAGGACATGTTTGATTTTTTATCCCAAGAATTTGACGCAGAAATATTAAAAAATAAAATTCAAGTTACTGCACAGGATTTAGGATTAGATAAAAATTTATATTGGTATGAAATGTTTAACAATGCTGATCAAAAGGAATGTTTATATATTCGGACAATGTTGTCTAATGGAGAAAAATTAATAGAAGATCCTAGTATAGAAATATCTACCATTCATGCAGCTAAAGGAAGAGAAATGCAGAATGTAGTATTAGTATTAGATAATACTAGAATGATTCGAAACAATATTAAAACAAGTATAGATAAAGCAGATGAAGAACATAGAGTCTGGTATGTAGGAGCAACTCGTTCCAAAGAAAATTTATATTTGTTAAATGCCAAAAAAGAAAGGCATGGTTATAATTTATGAGGTTCAGGAATGGGAATAGGACAGCTTCCTTATGGGTCAGTGGTAGGATCTTGCTGCACAAACAGCATCGTTGGTTCTGGAGTTCTTATTCTCAATGTTCATCACCAGTTAAATCAACAACTACCACACAAACTCAAACAAAGGAACCCTTATGACAACTAAATCAGACTTAGATAGTTTATTTCCTTCCAACCGACAAGAAGGTGGAGATCACTATTCTAAACACACTATCCAACCCTATACCTTTATATCATCCAATAACTTGTCTTTTTTTCAAGGAAATGTTATTAAATATGTAGTCAGGTATAAAGATAAAAATGGTATTGAAGATCTTAAAAAAATTATTCATTACTGTGAACTAGAAATAGAAAGGTTAAGAAAATGAAAGTACCTTTATTTGAGGCACAAACAGAATGGATTGAACCGGAAGAACTTCCTGATTTAAGAAGTTATGATGAGATTGCGGTTGACTTAGAAACCAGAGATCCTGATTTAAAATCAAAAGGATCTGGATCGGTTATCGGTAATGGTGAAGTAGTTGGTATCGCTGTAGCAGTTCCTGGAAGAAAATTTTATTTTCCCATTGCTCACGGATCAGGGCCCAACATGG